ATACGAAATGCCTCCTGAATTTTATATGGGATAGATCATGCCAACTAATGTATTCTTTTCGCCTAAAGTAAACACTGAGCAGTATATGTTTGAGGACATCATTATTGAGTCCATCAAAATGTATGGTCAAGATGTTTTTTATATGCCTCGCAAAATAGTACAGCGAGACACACTTCTTGGTGAAGATATAGAATCAGAATTTAACACAGCAAATACTATCGAGATGTTCATTGAGAATACAGAAGGATTTGAAGGTGAAGGTAATATATTCCAAAAGTTTGGTATGGAAATTCGTGACGAAGTAACATTCATTGTAGCAAAACGTTCATGGCAAAAACTTGTGGGTATATGGAACTCAGATATTAATGATGATAGGCCATTCGAAGGTGATTTAATTTATCTTCCTTTGTCTAAATCATTCTTTGAAATTAGCTATGTAGAACACGAACAACCGTTTTATCAGTTAAGTAATTTGCCTGTGTTTAAATTGCAAGCACGACTATTCGAATTTAACGATGAAGAATTTAATACTGGTATTGCTGAAGTTGATAGCATTGAAAATAATTATGGCTATCAGGAAATATTCTATTATGGATCTTCTAGTGGAACATTTACTTTCGGTGAAAGAATTAAACACATTATAACTGCAGAAAGAACTGGTTCAGCTGTTGCAACTGCAGTTATGAATCAAGTGTCGGGAAGAGGCGATGTTTCGTCTGTATCATTGACCCAAAGCGGATTTGGATATTCTTCTATTCCTTCTGTTATATTTGATGCACAACCAGGAACAGATTTTAGAACTTCAGGATCTCTTGGTAATGGCTTAATACAGAACGATGTATCAAAATTTAATGGATCATCAATTTACCTAGACGATTCTACTAAGTATGCTAATGCTGCATTTAACGCCCCTAGAACTGAAGGTGCATTTGAATTCTTCTTTAAAACTAAAAGTTCATTAGCATATAACGGACAAATTGCAATATTCGGCGATTTTAATGTGGTACTAGATAACAATCAAGTCCAAGCTCATTATAAAACAAATACTGCTTCAGTAGCGTACGCCGCTTCTGATTGGAACCATTTAAAAGTATCTGTCAAATTGATAAGTGGAAACAACTATCAAGTACAAATTTATATAAATGGTACGCGACTGTATAACTTTACTGAATCTAACTCAGTTCCGATTATTATTGGTGCTGCTGGACATCATCACAATGAGCAAGCAGCAAAATTCTTTGGTCTTAACTCATCAAGCAATACTGATGCTACTAATGGTCTTTATATTGATTCATTCGCTCTTAATTCTTTTGGAATAGCAGATGCATCAACTATAACGGTTCCGTCATCTACTCCTCCGTCAGCTGATGTTTATTATGAGACATTCGCTCCTATTACTCCGACTGGAAGTGCGGTAATTAATGCTGCCGGTGAAGTTACATCGATCAATATTACTGAAAATGGCAGATTCTACGCCGCGGCGCCTAATATAGTAATAGGTACTTCCGGATCTCCAGATACAGCCGAAATAAATATGTCTGCACAGCTAGTATCGCATGATAACACTTCTATGACTATAAATCAGATAGAAACTTCCGATGGTGAATACCATGCTATTGCCGTTGGGCAATTATACACTGGGGTTGATAGTGGAGCAACATGTACAGTTACACAGATATTTGATGTGGCAACATCTGCTACAGACAGTACATTTACTACCGATTTAGCTGCACGCAACTTTAACTATGAGGATGAGGCTGATGATATTATTGACTTCTCAGAATCAAATCCATTCGGAGACGCAACATAATGTTTGGTGATCACTTTTACCACGCCGCAATACGTAGAACAGTAGCAGTTTTTGGTACGTTGTTTAACGATATAAATGTTTTGCGAAAAGGAAATGATGGAACTGCTAAAAATATTATTAAAGTTCCGTTAGCTTATGGTCCTAAGCAAAAGTTTTTAGCTAGACTTGATCAGCAGGCAGATCTTAATGATCCTAAAATTGCATTAAAGCTCCCTAGAATGTCTTTTGAAATTACTGGCCTTTCGTATAATACGAACGCTAAGTTACAAAAAGGAATTAGACAATCCTTTCCTGATCCTCTTGATAATAGTAAAAAGAAAACAATATTAGGTCCAGTTGGCTATACGCTTGGTATACAATTAAGTATTTTAGCTAAAAACCAAGATGATGCATTGCAAATACTTGAGCAAATACTTCCATTTTTTCAACCAGAATATACGGTTACAGTAAAAGAAGTAAATAATACGTTTAAGTCCGATCAACCGTTTGTATTAGGCTCAGTATCATTAAGCGATGATTATGAGGGAGATTTTTCAACCCGTAGGGTTATTATATACACGCTAGACTTTGAGACTAGAGTTAATTTTTATGGCGGCATTAATTCACAAGGTGTTATAAAAAATGTAACTGTTGACTATAATAATAATAACGTAATTACTGATAAACCATTATCTAGGCAAACAGCAACAGTTAATCCGCTAGGTGCTAGTGAAACAGATATATACACAGTATCAGAGTCAGTTTATGATCCAAATACTCCGGATAAAATAATTCTCACTATATCTAATTTACAAGGGTCGCTTACTTTAAATGAAACTATAAGTGGAAATGTGAGTGGCGCTACAGGAATATTCGTATCGCAAATTGATAATAAGATAACTTTAAAAGATATAACCGGTTTATTTAATACTTCAGATTCTATATCAAATGATGCAGGTAGTGTAACAGCTGATATTGATAGCATAGAGAAATTATGGAACAATTAATGACTGATATAAAAGATGATTATGATTATGCTAGGTCTAAATATTATAATCTAGCTGAGAAAGGTGATGAAGCTATAGAACTTATGCTCGAATTGGCACGAGATTCTGAGCATCCTAGAGCCTTTGAAGTACTATCTAATATGATGAAGCAGAATGCAGAGATTGCAGATCGCCTAATGGAATTGCAAAAGAAGAAGAAAGAGGTCGAAAAAGTAGACAAAGATTCACCTATGTTACCTGGTGGCATGACACAAAATAACGTGTTTGTTGGATCTACCTCAGATCTTCAACGCAAACTATTAGATAAAATGAAAGTAATTGATGGCGACTCTAAAGAATAACGAGCTTGGATACTTAGGTAATCCAAACGTTAAAAGAGATGGTGTACAGGAATCATGGACACAAGATCAGGTTACAGAATATACCCGGTGTCTACGAGATCCAGTATATTTTGCTTCAACTTATCTAAAAGTTGTGCATCTTGATCATGGACTCGTTCCATTTGCTTTGTATCCATATCAAGAAAAGATGTTTAATCATTTTAATGATAACAGATTTTCAATTGTGCTTGCCTGTCGTCAGTCAGGTAAGTCTATCTCATCGGTGGGATATTTACTATGGTATGCTCTGTTTCATCCAGAACAGACTATTGCGATCCTAGCAAACAAAGGTGCAACTGCACGTGAGATGCTGGCTCGTATTACATTAATGCTTGAGAATCTACCGTTCTTTCTACAACCTGGATGTAAAGCATTAAATAAGGGTTCCATTGAGTTTTCTAATAATAGCCGTATCATCGCTGCTGCTACTTCAGGATCGTCCATTCGAGGCATGTCTGTCAATCTCCTATTCCTCGACGAGTTTGCTTTCGTTGAAAATGCCGCAGAGTTTTACACTTCAACATACCCTGTTGTGTCGTCAGGTAAATCCACAAAAGTAATTATTACTTCTACAGCAAATGGTTTAGGTAATATCTACCATAAGCTATGGGAAGGTGCTGTACAAAGCACAAATGAATTTAAACCATTTAGAGTTGATTGGTGGGATGTTCCAGGCCGTGATGAGGACTGGAAGAAACAAACAATTGCAAATACATCAGAGTTACAGTTTAACCAAGAATTTGGTAATACCTTCCACGGCACTGGCAATACTCTGATATCAGGAGATACACTACTTGCGCTAAAGGCACAGAATCCTATCTTTACGCAAAATAATGTAAAGGTATATGTTAAACCAGAAGAGAATCATAACTATATGTGCTTTGTCGATGTGGCAAAGGGTAGAGGTATGGACTATTCAACTTTTAATATAATAGATGTATCTACACAACCGTTTCAACAGGTAGCAGTATATAGAGATAATATGATCTCACCATTGCTTCTGCCAGACATTATATATAAATACGCTAAGACTTATAACGATGCTCATGTTGTTATAGAATCAAATGATCAAGGATCAGTTGTATGTAATGGATTATATTATGATTTAGAATATGAAAATGTGTTTGTTGAATCTATGATTAAAGCCAATTCAATTGGTGTAACAATGACCCGTAAAGTCAAGCGAATTGGTTGTTCTAATATTAAAGATCTTGTAGAACAAAACAAGATTAATATTGTCGACCAAGATACAATCATAGAAATGTCAACGTTTGTCTCTAAGGGTTCTTCTTATGAAGCATCAGATAATAATCATGATGATCTTATGATGAATCTAGTTCTATTTGGCTGGTTTGCTGTTACGCCATTCTTCGGTGAAATGACAGATATTGATATGAAAAATATGCTTTATGCAGAGCAGCAAAAGTTAATT